ATGAATGCCACAACAAAGCTCATGGAAAAGATAAGTCAGAGCCGAGGGTGATGTTTACGGAGGATGGAGACGTTTGTCCTATACTCCCCCCTTAATTTATTTATATTTTTATTTTGGAATAACCGGCTGCCTAGATTGATTTTTATGCGTGAGGTTTTGCGTGAGGGGTGTGGTATCGATGAAAGAAGGTGACTGAAATGAGAAAAAAAGAACTGTACGAGATCAACGAAGACGGCGAATTTTTACACAAAACAGAACTGATCAACAAGAAGGAAGAGGAACTTAAAAAGAGTTACAGTTTTGTGGATCCAAAAAGGAAAAAGAATGCAGAGACTCTGATCAAACGTGCGGCCTTCATGGATATCTCTCTTCTGGAACTGGAGTCAATCATAAATCTAAAAGGATATGAGGAAGAATACAAAAACGGGGCGAACCAGTATGGAACAAAGAAACGGTCGCAGGTAGACACATACAATGTCATGGTCAAGAATCATATTGCCTGTATTAAGCAGTTAGAGGATATGGCGGAAAAAGACAGGGCAAGTCAGGATACAGGAGACGAACTCATGGAGTTTTTGAAGGCGGGAAAGTAATATGCTGGAATTTGAAAAGTATTTTACAGATATCGCTGACGGGAAGATTGTATCCTGTGAAAAAATGAAACAGGCTGCGGACATACTCCTGGCTAGATTTTATAATCCTGACGAATACCATTTTGATCCCCAGATTGCCAAAAGGCATACAGATTTTATTGAGAAATTCTGCAAGGTACCTTCCGGAAAGCTTGGAGCTCCGCTGAAATTGGAGTTATTCCAGAAAGCGAGGCTACAGGCAATTTTTGGATTTGTAGATGATAATGACGTCCGGCAATACAATGAGTGTATCATTATTGAGGGGCGTAAGAATGGAAAAACGACAGAAACGGCAGCGGTTGAAATTGATATGCTCATCAATGACCAGGAAGGTGCTCCACAGATCTATAACATTGCAACCATGCTTGATCAGGCAAAACTTGGATTTACCGCCTGTCACAAAATGATCAGGCAGAGCCCTCTTTTAAGCAAACACATAAAAAAGAGAGCCAGTGACCTTTATTTTGCCCATAACTTTGGATTCATAAAAGCCTTGGCAAGTAATAGCAACAGCTTGGATGGACTAGATGTTCACGCGGCGGTTATCGATGAGCTGGCAGCAATTAAAAACAGAGATATATATGATTTGATTAAACAGGCAATGGGAGCCAGACGGCAACCGTTGCTTTTTTGTATCACAACAAACGGATTCGTTCGGGATGGGATTTTTGATGCACAGTATGATTATGCGTCTGGGATTCTGTCTGGAGAAATTAAAAATAAAAGATTCCTGCCGTTTATCTACGAATTAGACAGCATAGACGAATGGAGGGATGAATCCTGTTGGATTAAGGCAAACCCAGGATTGGGAACTATTAAATCTTATGATTATCTTCGTGAGATGGTCCAAAAGGCAGAGGATGATTTTTCTTTTCGGCCGACAGTCCTTGTGAAAGATTTCAGCATGAAGCAAACCGGGGAAGCTGCCTGGCTACGATGGGAGGATATTCTGAACGAAGAAAAAATCGGAGACAAGAGATTCCGGTACGGCATTGGCGGAATGGATGCTGCAGATAGTGTTGACTTGAATGCAGCAAAATGCCTGTGCATGAAACCGGATGATCCCAAAATCTATGTGAAGTCTATGTACTGGATTCCGCAGAGAGTGATTGACGAGTTCGAGGGCGCAGGAAAACGTCAGGGACGAGATAATGTGCCTTACCAGAAGTGGAAAGACATGGGACTGCTCAGGACAGTGGATGATTACCGGGTGGATAAAAGAGTGATGCTTGACTGGTTTCTGGAGCTTCAGGAAAAGGAAGATATATACATCATGTTTATTGGATACGACCCTTGGCATATCGATGATTCTCTCTTACGGGATTTCAAAAATGCTTTCGGAGAGAATTGCATGATTCCGGTCAGACAAGGAATTGCCACATTATCTGCTCCAATGAAAGATCTGAAAGCGGAATTGGGCGCGCACAATATTGTCTACGACAACAATCCAATAGATAAGTGGTGTCTGGCCAACACACAAGTCAAGACTGATATTAACGGAAACATCCAGCCAATTAAAGGCGTAGATTCCAGAAATCGAATTGACGGAACCATGGCTCTGATTGATGGATATGTAGTCCTGAAAAATAAATATGACGAATACACAAGTTTGATTTAGGAGGACAAATGCGAAAGTTTTGGAAAAGAGAACCCACTGTGAATGAGAGCGCCGACAAGCCGTCCAGTGGGAATGTATTGAAGATGGTGACTTTACGGAACGGTCAGTTTTTTTGCTTTGATGGAAAGCTATACGAGAGCGATATTGTAAGAGCCTGCATCCGGCCGAAGGTAAAAGCCATTGGTAAGCTTGTGGGAAAGCATATCCGGGATGATCCAAAAGCAGGAGGATTAAAAGTGAACCCGGATGCCAATATCCGATTCTTGTTGTCTGAACCCAATCCTTACATGACAGGGCAGCAGATGCAGGAAAAAGTAGCAAATCAACTATGCCTGAACAATAATGCTTTTATTCTGGTTGTCCGGGATGAAAACGGAAAGCCGATGCAATTATATCCGGTTCCGTGTGTAAGCGTGGAAGCAAAATATAATGACTCCGGGGAATTGTTCCTGAAGTTCCTGTACGGAAACGGGAAGACAGGAGTGTTCCGGTACTCTGATATTATCCATCTTAGACAGGATTATAACGACAATGATATTTTTGGAACGTCTCCGCTTCCGGTGCTTACTCCGCTGATGAATCTGATCGGAACCATGGATCAGGGAATTGTGAATGCAATCCGTAACAGTAACGTGATCCGGTGGCTGATTTCCTTCCGTCAGTCTATGAGGGATGAGGATATCAAGAGGTACGTCCAGAACTTTGTTGACAATTATCTGGCGGTAGAAAGTACAACCTTTGGTGCTGCCGGAATTGACAGCAAGGCAGATATACAGAGGATTGAACCGAAAGACTATGTACCCAACGCTCTGCAGACAGAAAAAGTTGTAGACCGTTTGTATTCTTACTGGGGAACTAACAAGAAAATTGTACAGTCCAGTTATACAGAGGACGAATGGACAGCTTACTACGAGTCAGAAATCGAGCCGGTAGTCGTGCAGATGTACCAGACGTATACTGTAGCATTGTTTAGCCGGAAGGAACGGGGATATGGAAACAGGATTGTTTTTGAAGCAAATAACCTGCAATGCGCCAGCCTTACCACTAAACTTGCATTCCAGGCTATGGTAGACCGCGGAGCCATGACTCCAAACGAATGGAGAGAGACCATGAATCTTGCTCCAATTGAGGGTGGCGACCAGCCAATCCGAAGACTGGATACACAGGTGGTCAATATGCTTGAGGATTGCCTAAATAAAATGAATGGCGAAAACTATATGCAAATCACATCTTTGATGGGACAAATATTAAAAACATGCGGAGGAGGTGAGAATGGTGAAACATAGAATCGATATTCGAGGTGTGATGGTACCAAATGATTATAAGTGGTACTACAACCTGTTTGGGGAAGATTGCACCTGTCCAAGAGACGTCCAGAATGTAATTGATGCTGCTGTGGACGGAGATGAGATTGAAGTATACATTAATTCTCCGGGAGGGGTAATTGATGTTGGATCAGAAATCTACACACTGTTGCAAAGGTTTAAAAATGTGAAAATCTATATTACAGGAGAAGCCTGTAGCGCTGCGTCCATCGTTGCAATGGCGGGATATTGCGAAATGTCCCCGACTGCTCTCATGATGGTGCATTGTGTGTCCTCTGGTGTACGAGGAAACCACTCTGACATGGAACACATGGCAGAAACTCTCCGCACGGCAGACAGGGCACTCTGTACGGCTTATACCGCAAAAACCGGAATGAGCGAAGAAGAAGCACTTGAAATGATGGAGCATGAAACATGGCTTACTGCACAGCAGGCAAAAGAAAGAGGACTTGTTGATGCTGTTATGTTTGAGGAGAAGAAAGAAGATGTTCCACTGGTGGCAGGTCCACTCTTTGAGCTTCCGGATGAAGAAAAACTGAACAGGGCAAGAAGATTACTGAAAGAAGAAACAAGTGAAGCCGTCCCAACCGACTTATTGAAAGCCGAGTGGGATTTTTTAATGTTAAAAAGGAGATAGAAAATGAACAGAAAACAGTATGAAGAAAAAAGAAACAGCCTTATGAATGAGGCGCAGACCCTTATCAATGAGGGCAAAACTGAGGATGCGCAGGCAAAAATGGATGAGGTAAAGAAACTTGATGAAGCATGGGATGCAATCGCACAGGCTCAGGCGAATTTTAACGCCATGAACAGAGAACCACAGGCGGCGAATCCATTTGGGAATGTTGCAAGTGGAGCCCTGAATTTT